CACACCCCTGGGTCTGGCGTCGCATCTGCTTCAAATTCTTCGGAGACAGCTTTGACCGGAATGCACTCGACCCCGCACTTGCCAACATATTCGCTCAGTTCTCCGTGCTCACATCTTCCGGGTACGGACGTGCGATCAGCACCTTTGACGACACCAATGCATTTGCCAATGATCTGCGCACTCGCATGCAGGCATACATCTTCAAGGGTACACAAAGCATCGACTGGACTGACGTGTTCACTGCAAAGACCGACAGCACACGCCTCAGCATTGCATACGACCGGGTTACCTACATCCGGTCAATGAATGATTCTCCCAACGAGCGTCGCATCAAGCTCTGGCATCCCATGAACAAGACCCTCATTTACGATGAGGACGAATCAGGCGGTACTCAATTCAATGGGTCTACTTCTGCTGATACGCGTCACAGCATGGGCGACTATTATGTCATCGACTACTTCGCACCATGTAATGGATCCAATGCTGGAGATAACTTGTTCTTTGAACCTCAATCTACTCTGTACTGGCACGAACGATAGACTCTTGTAAATGAATGAAAACACAGTTTCCTTCCAACCATCTCACTTCTGATTCTGTGACCCCATGTTCAAGTCTTGGATCCTCATTTGCCAACCATATGCATGGTTTACCCCATGTAATGATTTTCGGATCCTTGTACAACATCTTGACTTGGAACTGCATCTGACACCCCAACCAATTTTTGAACTGCGGCACGTATTTCAGGCCCCCCATATCATCGAACACTGCATATGCGCATTCTGCATAACGCATTGCCTCAGCTCCGCTGTACAAGCCACAGAAGTACATGTGTGGCCCTAGTGATCGAGCCCACATTGTCTTTCCCAGCCTTGTCTCTCCAAACAACACAAGTGACTTCTGCCTGTACAATTAGCTGTGAGCCGCCGAAGGGCGCGAGAGGGTTGAGGCCGGTAGGCCGATCCCGGAAAGCCCCCCCGTGGGTCCGACTGAGGACCCCGGAGAGGGGGGGACACCATACAGACGTACCTTCCCATCATTCCAGGTTCCACGCCCCCAATGTTGTCAAGTCCCCATTGAGTGAGTTCAGGAAGGCTTTCTGTTTCAAAATGAACGCTGCTCGGTGTCCTGTACTCGGTGGGCTGTGGTGTATACCTCCACGTTGCGTACTGTTTGAGGCTTGGAAAGTTGCAAAGCAGTGTTTTTGGAGCCACTCGTTTAACAGACTCCCAAAAGCTTCGCTCGTCTTCGCAGTCAGTGAGCTCAGCAAAGATCGCATCCGATGGACGTTTGCCTGCTCCAGCTCCTGGTCTGGTGAGAGATCCTCCCACGATATCACCGTCTTTAACAGCATAGTCGTATCCTTTTCCAGGAGAACCTCGAGAAGGGCTGATGTTTGGGTGGTGATCTGACACATCAAAGCAGTCTGCTCGTCTAAATTTTCTTTTCTCTCCAAAATCGGCGAAAACGTGGTAATGAGTACCTCCATCAGCATGCGCCTCTCGGCCGACGATACACTCAGCTCCCAATGATGACAAATGACTGACAATGTTCCCGGGATCCAATCCATCGCATTGAGCATAAGTGAGGAGGGCATATCTGGCATGGAATGTGAATGACGTTGGCATGGTTCTGGAGTTCCTGTGCAAAATAATGTTATAGCACAGGGACGGGGACACTCCTACTTATAGACCCGTTCCTCCTCACTTCGGCAGATTCAACGGCAGTTATGAATCCCCAACCACCCCCAACCCCACACGACAAGAATGGCGTACCGATCCCGGGCGTATGGCTACGGCAGGGCAAGGCGGCCACTAAGACGAAATGGACGTTTTGTACTTTCACGCGCGAAGACGCAACGTTATGCGACAACCAAGAGGAGGGTGTACCGGCGACGAACCACGAGGCGCAGACCGATGACACGTCGGTCAATCCTGAATGTAACGTCAAGGAAGAAGCAAGATAATATGCGCGCATGGGTGCAACCAATTTCCTCTGACACTGCATTGGAACCAGTTGCAGGTGGCATGACATTCGAGGCCACGTCAGGTGTTTCCATGGTTGCATGGCGCGCCACTGAACGTCAACGGTTGACCGGAACCAACGACCCCGCAACGGTGGATGATCCTTCGTCCAGAACTTCCACCAATTGTTTCATGCGCGGCCTGCGGGAGAATATCACTTTGTCTCTTTTGTCCTCACACCCCTGGGTCTGGCGTCGCATCTGCTTCAAATTCTTCGGAGACAGCTTTGACCGGAATGCACTCGACCCCGCACTTGCCAACATATTCGCTCAGTTCTCCGTGCTCACATCTTCCGG